CGTCACCTCCTTACAGTGCAGCCAAGAGGGTTTCCACATCACCAATCACTGCATACAACGTAGCATTCTGCACAGCGTTTGTACTCTCGCTAGACAGCGTAGTGTCGTAACCCGCTACATCGGTCCAACCACTGACTTGGTTATCCCACATTTTGACGACAACACCAGATATGCCAATATGTACAAAGGTTAAACCACTACCTATCCACGAAGGGTAAAAATAATCGTAACCTTGCCCCGCTACCACCTGCATCACAGGCAACTTACCGCTACTGACAATGGCAGCCACTTCGCTCTGTGTGGTGGTGGGAGTAATGTACACGATTCCATTACCTTCACCACCACCACCACCCAATAAATAACCTGGAACCTTTTTTGTTATGTTCGAAGTATCCAATACCCCAAAGTTTTCAGAAACGAGGTCCATCTGCGTTGCGGTTGCAGTTAGGTCTTTGATTCTTTTTGTTGCCATAATTTTTCTCCACTAGGTTGTGGTTAAAAAGTCCAATGCTACAAGGTGGTTCCCTTCACTATCCACTAGGTAATTTCCATCATCATCCACAAGTTCATATTCAGTATCAGGCCACCGCTGGTCTACCACCAGGGGTTGTCCGTTGTCTTCCAGGACTATGAGCCCCCAGAGTTCCCCATCCTCGCAAGAGAGGAATGTGCCCTGCCCAAGATCGACACCCGAAGCCGCCGATATGGTTCTTACTTCGTCTATATCCGGTTCGGGCATTCCATGGCCGAGAATGAAATAAAGACCAGCGGGCCATACGGGACAAAGAACCATGTCCGAAATGCCGAGCGCAACCTTGAAATAGTTATAGATGGCCTCGTTTGTCGGCAAATCTTCGGTTCCGCTGCCTATGCGGATTCTCATTCTCAACTGTTCGTCGGTCTCGCCAATTCGGCGTTCAATGCCGAAGTAAAGGCCTAAATAGTCGAGCATCGGGCCGACGGCATCTTCAATGTTGAAATCGTCCGAAATTTCACGGAGGGCTGTTTCAATTTCGTCTGAAGATTCAAGTGCTGCGTCGATAACGCCGAGTAGCTTCGTACTCCGCTTATATTGCTCTGGAACGTATTTTCTTTGTTCCAAGGAATAATTTGTTATCGGCATACTCATAGACTATTCTACCACAAACGAAATCCTATCCTCTTCAAGGGCTGCGTAGCTAAAGAACGAAACAGGAATCCTCTTGTCCGTCTCGTAGCTTGCGGAACTGGGTGCCGTGTCCGGGCTGTCCGTAACAGCAACGGCGCACGTTGCGACACCGATTCCTGGAACATCGTAAAGCCCCTGGTTTATTCGTGTCGAAATAATATCCTTGCCGAGGGTATATTCCTTTTCGGCCCATTCTACAAGGGCGTCCTTTACCACGTCCTGTCCCGGGAAGGCTTCCTCATTGTAAAGCGAATACGTGACCTTTACCCAAAGATATACCGCCGTGGGGCGGCTAAAGCTGATTTGCTGCTCGATTCCGTGGCTGTCGGTGATGTTTACCGAAGTATTGCCGTATGACTGGATTCCCGATGGCTGGTTCTCATAAATGCACTGCGCTATTTCGTTGTCGTTGCCGCCAATGACAAGCGAATTGAACGATTTACCCGGTATGCAGTCCGAATCGGTAGCAAAACCACGGTTGGACTTAACAAGGGCCGAAGTCACGCCTCGGACATCGAGAAGGGCGGCTTCTATTGCCGGGTCTGTCGCGCGGCTCTTTCTCACCCTTGCAGCGGCTGCACGGCGAACCCTCAAAGATTCGTCGGATTCCAGGTCCTCGCCCGGGTCACCTGCCACGTAGTTGTAAACGGAGTTCCAGCCGCTTACGCCGACGGCAATGGTGTCTAGTTCTCCAATTTCGCAAGTTTGCAACCCTTCATTGACGGCTGTAAAAGAACCTTTTTTACCGGCAAGAATAATAAAATCGGAAGGCTTCGAGCCTGTAATGCCAACGGGCGAATCGTCCATAGAACGAACGACAATTCCTCGTGTCGTAATTTCGGAATAGCCACCGGTATTATGTATGGCGGTTGCCAGGACGGCGATATTGCTTGCGCTTGTCGAGTTGTTCAGCGTCACATCGCCAAACGTGAAATGGAAAACGTATTCCGTGTTCTTTGCGGAGCCGTCGTCAATAATCAGGAGCTCGTCACAAGAGGCGCAGGAAATTGTCACGGTCTCGTCAAGCGAGAAATTCAGGTTGCCGCGTTGCCGCTTTGCGAGAGAGCCAGCCGGGATCGTCGCGCTGTCACCGCTAGTATAGAGGACGGCATCGACGGTGCATGGCAGGGCAGGTTTACGCGAAACGCCGTTGAAGGCCACGCGGGCGTCGAGTGCCGCGCCTACGGCCTGGTTCGGGTCGAGGCTGGAGTAAATCTCCTGTGCGAGTTCCCAAAGGTCGTTATAGGATAGGGCGAGTTGCGAAACGAGGAGCCCGTTAGGGCTGTCCACGGCGGTTTCGAAGGCAACGCCGAAAACTTGCTTGAACTTGTTTTCAAACTCGACGCGCAACTCCTGTAGCGTCTTTCGGTTCAAGCCGGTAGATGTTACAAATTCGCCCATTATATCGTACCCTCTGCAATTTCGCCCGCTGTTCCCTGCACCCTAAAATCGACGGTAAGGCGGCGGTGTATCACGGAAAACTTCAATTCGAGCGAAAGTATGGTTGCCACGCCGTCCACGCCCTTGATAACCGAGGCGAGAAGGGAGCGCACCCTTCCGAGGTCGGGGTTTTTCTTGAGGATTTCCTCGTAATAGGGAACGCCCACGGACCGGTCAAGGAAACATTCGCCCATGAAAGTCTGGAGTCGGCATTGTATTCTTTGTGCCAGCAGGGCGGACGGGTCAACCAGCACGGCAATATTGCCGGAGCCGTCAAGACCAATGTCCCAAGCTGCCGTGTCGAGCGCAAGTTGCAATTCTAACTCCTTATCTTAAATATAACTTATTTTTAGCTTACTTTTACAATACATTTCTAAAAAAGTTAAGGAACGGGAAACCCCGCGGCCTACCTCCCCAGGCCTAGCCCTCGCAAAGTCTCCCGTTCCCAAAGCTAAAAAAATCAGGACAAAGAACCAGTGCCGGAGCCGGTTGCTATCGTTGCGCCCTGCCCGCTTGACGGCGTAACCGACACGGCGATACCCTGCTCCACGGTAACGGAAACCGTCGCCGTCTTGATGTAGGCGTCTATCTTGTCGGCCAGCTTGTCGGCTATGTTCTGCAAGGCCGTATCCTTCGCCACGTTGTCCTTGTCGTTGAGCGCGGCGGCTTCTTTCAGGGCCGTTCCGAGGTCTGTCTTGAATTTTGCCAAATTGAGCGCCATATACTGCTATACCTCCGGCGTTATCGGTGTAGGCGTGGGCGCACTTGTCGGGCCCATCGCGGTCGGGTGAACGTGGTTCTTCAGGCTTACTCCAGGACCTGCCGGTTCCGGGCCGCATAACACATCGCCACGGGCTATGATGTCGCCCTTCGCGACCACTTGACCGTCAAAGACGAACTTCTTTGCCGTCCATGTAATCACCCCTTCCTTGTCAACGGTGATTCTTGCCTTGCCCTTCGACGGTGACGGAACCAGGCCCGGAATGGCTACGGCGGAATCAAGGTTGAAACGGGACGCCACGGCGGGAATGGCCGGGAAATCTCCGTTTTTCCAGGTCGAAATGTCGGATTCCTGGAAAAGCAACAGAACGCCGTCGCCCTCGTCAAGCGGGAACTCCATGTCGAAAAACTTGGACGCGGGGAAAACGACGGGAACTTCCATCAGGCTCGGAATCTCGATTTGTACCCCGTTATCCATGAGCATATTCACGGCGGGCTTGACCGTCGCCGTGTGCTTTCCCGCATCGTACTTTTCCACCCTCGCCGGAAGCGAAGTGTGGACGGCGTACATCGCGGAGCTCAAAAACAGGTCCATCGCTGATTGCATCGACGACATATATCAAGCCTCCACCAAATTCAAATCCATCGCGAAAGAGCTGTCCTTGCCAGTACCAACAGCCACTTCCATGCGGTCTACAACGAACAGGCCGTCCACGCCAAGGTTAGGGTCGGCAACGTGAACAAGGCTGTTCGGGCGCAACTTCGGGAAAACCATCGTTCGCGCCGAATAGGTCTTCTTCATGTTCGTAAAAATCTTGTCAAGCAGCGCGTAGGCATCGTCGGTATTCTCGGGAGTCAGCTTTATCTCCTTGCCGCCAACGTTTGCCGATTCGCCTATCTTGCTTGCAAGCGAGCCCAGATTAGAGTGAGCCGCGCCCACATAGTCCGTGGTGTCCTGCAAGTTCAGGAGACCCGATTCTGGGGTGATGTAGGCTATCGAGTAGGTGGAATCCGGATTGTAGCGGAAAACGACCATTTCGGCAAGGTCTACGTAGATTCCTATTCCCTTGGTCTTCAAGTCCTGGGAAAGTTTCTTCATGGCGCGGGACACGGGGCCGACAAAAGTCCACCCGCCGGGAAACTTCACTTCTTTAGCCATTTCCTTTCCTTGCGGCACAAGGCCCAAGATAGTGCAAATGGAATCTATCACCATGTCGGCGGTGGAATCCTTCGGGAACGACAGACAGACGGGCGTACTGGTGAACGGGCGCGACAATGAACGCAGGGCGATAGAACGGATCACGGTGAGAGTGTCCGTTCCGTCCCTGTATGTCTTCGAGTCGATGATGTTTCCCTGGTACATTAGGCCCGGTTCGGCTCCCTGTTCGTACCCGGCAAACAGCGCGACGTTCGCGCCGCGTTGCAGGAACTTCGAAATAGTGTCCTCGTTCGCGTTGTGTATCGTGGCTTCAAGCTCGTTATCGTCAAAGACGCGGGAACGGACACAGCGGGCGTCAATGCGTAACGCAGCCACATCGACCTGCACGCCGTCAGCGTTGCGGGCCTGTAAAATTACCTTTCTACCCCAGAGCATTTGCGGCCTCCCATTCCGCCAATTCTTCGGGCGAAATCCAGAACATGCCCCAGGAATCGCCAAGGGCCGAATATTCCGAAAGCGGCTTGCCTTGTCCCTCCGAA